TCAATAGGTGGCTACTTTATCAGATTCTTTTATGTCTGTAACGACAGATTGCACGTAAGAAAGCATCCAGTAACTTTTCCTTCCATCCTTAAAAGGTTTTTGGTATCTGCCTTCTCTAATTCGTGAATCCAAGGTTTCAGGCTCAATGTTAAGCATGTGGGCAAATTCAGCACGACCGACTCGACGTTCTTCTTTTGACTGAGCAATGCGTTCAGCTACTGCAACAATCTTTTCTAGAATACTCGCCTCTATTTTGACTACTTGTCCCATTTCATCCCTCCATCTCATTAAACTTCTTAACGATGGCTTCTTTAGCTTTCATTAAGAAATGTTCTCGCTCATCATCTTCAAAACATCCATCACCTTGCGGTTCTTGAGTATAAAAAATTGTCTCATCACCACAATCAGGATAATCAACTCTAAATTCGCCATGTCTTAAGCGGAGATATCCAATCTGTTGACCTTGAAAAACTGCAATATATTGTTCAGGGCTTTCATCACATGTTTTGATTAATTCAACTTCATCTGTAGTCAATAACATTTCACCCTCCTTACTTTCCGCTTTAACAAAATCTGTACCTTCTGGATCTACTCCAAGATCAACACAAAGCTGATATCCATGTGAGGCACCTGTACAAGCCATATACATGGCATGGTGCCAATTGAGTTGTTTTTTCTTTGTCTTGCTCGAACGCAAAGCCCAGTAAAGTCTCTCTTTTAGGTATTCTTCACTCATCCCTCAGCTCCTGATTCAACATCCAACAAAATGCTGCCTTCCTCTGGATATTCGGTCATCCAAAAGTAATAGCCTTTGCCACTGTGCCCATCTTCAAAAAATTTAATAGTTAGTTCAGTTTCAAGTTGATCTAAATCATTTTCACCATCTGGATTTACAAATTCGAGAAGGCTTTTTAATTGGTGACCATTAAGAGTTATGCTCATTGTTCAGCTCCCTCCATGAGAGGGCTCCTTGGCTAAAGGCTCTTCATAAATCCATAGAGTTTTGCCACTGCCATAACGAGCAGAGTACACGCCTGTGCCATCTGTATTGATGATCACGCCAAGGTCATATGCAGCTTGACGGTCTGAAATCTCATAACCCTTTGCCTTCATACGATTTACAACACCTCTTGTGTAAGGGCGTTTACCTTCAGCTTTTGCATCTTTTACGCATTGAAGAACTTGCAATTGTCGTTCTGATAAATTGAATGAATTTGACATCACTTCACCCCCTCAACCTGAACACGCACATACATGTTCTGTTTTGCTTTGAGTTCGTTGGCTTGTTGCTCGTCGGCACAGCCCTTTAAGAATGCAAATACAATGAAGGTGATAATCCAGAAAGCTACGAATGCTTTCGAGCCATCCCTAAAGGCTTGGCTAAACTTGTACTTTTCAATTCTTTGATTCATAATCACATTACTCACTGAGTAAAAGCACGCAGGTTTTAGTCGGTCTAGCGTGCTTTTTATTAAGGAATGAGTAAAGAATACTTTACATATTATTTGTTGTAAAGAAGTATTTACAAATTATTGTAAACCATACTAAACAATATGCTTTAATAGACAAAAGAAAACCCACACGAGGTGGGTTGGATGGGGCGATGTTTTATCTAATTTGAATCTCTCATTTGATCAGAAATGTCTAATCCTAATTTTTGTATCTTCATAAAATTAGCAATAAAATACAAAATACCAAGAATATTTAAGAACATAGTGGCAAATGCAAGATCAAAAGTAATATGTATCTTCTGAAAGCCAGCAATAAAGTTTGCATCTGGGTATATTTGGTACAATAAATATATGCTAGAAATTATAAAAAAATACACCAAATACGAATCCCTGACAGCTAACACATTCGTTTTGATTGATTTGTAATAAGCATCATTTTTAACTTTATCGGGGTTGAGTGTACATAAAACCCCCATCCCAATTGAGAACATTATTCCAGAAACTGTATAAATGGTATTCAAAAAAGTTGTACTAGGAACTCTTGAGGTAGTAGAAGCTACGGCAACTGAAATCACCAAAAATAGTGAAACATTAAACAGTAGCTTTTTGACGTTCATTTTCTAACTCTCTAATAAGTTTATTCATCTCTTGTGATAATTGAGCCTCATTTAACAGCTTTGAATCTGTAGTTTCTATTGTAACGTCTTTTACCCTTAATATCTTTTTCCCTTTGATGATTTTTTTATTATTTCTTGTCATGAACTCAAAGTTATCCAAGTCAGAAACTGGCTTTAATAAGGCTCCGAAGGCTTTTCTCATCTGCTCATCATCATCTTTTTTGGGTTTTTTGAATTCAATAACAAGTTTTGCAGAAATCATTTGCTCTAGTTGGTGATCTGATATGTCTTTTGCATCTGTTAGTGCATGTCTAACCAAATCTAATGCAGCTTTACCAATATTGAATGATTTTCCAAATGTTGGTTTTCCTGCAACCGGGGTGATTGAGTTGCCTGCTACAGGATCTTTCACAATAATATCTTTAATATTTGATAATTCCGGCATCGCATCTTCAGCTATTAAGGGATTAACCTCGTAAAGCTCATTGAGTAACCAATTTAAATAAGTTTGCAGCCTAGTTATAGTTAAATTGCCAGGCATGTTTGTTATGAGAAAATTATTATTAACTGCGAAATAGTAGTGATTTTTATAAATTGCCTCAGCATTGACCACGTTGCTATTTAATTCAGAAATAGTGAAATTCTTCTTTGAAAATAATGTATTGTCTATATGTTGGACGTTGTTACCTAATGCAACTCTTAGCATAGTACAGAAAACAGGGTCGCCAGTAGAACTATTCTTCGCAAAATCAGAAATTAAATCTTCTTCTTTCTGTGGATCTTCTGCATTTAAGAGCATGCGACGATCGTGAACAGCTGCAGAGTTTTGTAATTTAACTCGTAACTTGTCTCCAATATCAGATTGTTTCTTCTTAATATCTGAATTAATGATTTCAAATGCTCTTAACTTTACAATTGTCATGCTTACCCCTATTAAATTCCCGAACCGTTGTCATAGCTGTGTCGGGTTCACAGTTTATTAATCTTTGGTTTTATTAATCTTTTGCCCAAGCTTTCCTTCTTTTACCAACTGCACAACCTGTTCATTAGTAAGCACAGGAATAAAGACCTTGTCGCCAATATCTTTAGAAAGAATCTTTACTTCTTCAGCGGTTAGCACCAAAGCTTCACCATGTGTTGCAGCATCATTGATGCGAGCAATAATCTGGTTGATTGGTAGTTTTGAGTTGTCCATAAGTCTTCCTGTGATTAATGCGAATAAGGATGTTCTTGTCTGTGCTGACTTGGTGGCACGATATCTGTAATAGCAGTAATACTTTCAACCTCGTCCATGTCAAAAGATAAGCGTTCGCTACCGTTAACGGCCAATAAACTCAAAACACCACCATTTATTCCTACAAATTCCTTAATTGTGCATCTTCCGTCCTTCAAACACACCTGAACAAATTCTGTTGGCACAAGTTCCGCATCTGGATCACATACTACATACCATCCATTACGGATTGCTGGAAACATTGAATCGCCAGTACCTTTAATGCCATAGGCTCTTGGACCTGCTGTATGAGTTGGAACATATCCATCACCTGCGTTCCCGTCATATCCCATATCTGTGAAATACCCATCCATACCCATCTTTGAATAGGCTTTAACAGGGACATATCTTTTTTGAATAGGGAATGGCTTATCTGATGTTTGAACAAACTTAACAGCATCTTCACTATCTGGAATGTTGTACTTCTGCTTAAAGGCTTCAATATCAAGAACATTTAATTGTGCACCACCACCATCCAGCTGTGTGGCAATCATTTTATTACTTTGTCCAGCTAGCCAATCTTTAGAAACTCCTAAAAACTCAGCCGCTTTAACTAAATTTGACCCCTCCAACTCTTGGGTTGGACCATTTACCCACAACCCAACATTAGCCCTGCTCACGCCTGCAAATCTAGCCAGCTCAGTATTTTTGAATCTTTTACCTGTCACAGATTCATAGTGCTTTATAGCTAAAGACATTCGCTCTTGAAGAGTACTCATAGTGTAAATCTCATGGCTATTGCCATAAACAAAATGTAAAGAAATCTTAACTTTTCGCTTGTAAAGCTTGCTAAACTTTTTTCGGTAAAGTAGACTTGACAAAGTAAAGTTGAAATTAGGAATAAATATGCGAATTGAGATGAAAACATCAGATGTTTTGGCTCGGTTCAATGCGCCAAAAATCGCAAAACTCTTAAAAATTAGCCGACAAGCAGTTTATCAGTGGGGCGAGTATGTGCCCGAAGCTGCTGCATTTAAGTTGCTTGAACAAGAACCATCATTGCCAGTTAAGAGGGTCTCATGAGTCTTGAGAAAAAATCCATCCATATTCGAATTGACCAAGACATGCATAGCCGCTTGGTGGTATTGGCTGAACTGGAGGGAAATGACATTGCTGCTCAAGGTAGCGTTCTCCTAGAAAAAATGATCATGGGTGAATGGCATACCGTAACTGTAGCAGCAGAGAAAATGAATCGCTTGGGATTAACAGGGAATACAGGCCGTAACAATGGAAACATTGTGAAGCTTAGGGAAGTCGAGGATTTCAGCGGAATAGGCAATAAAAAAGCCTGATCTCTTACATCAGGCTTCACGTTCAATCGGAGCAAACCATATGAACTATTCAATATTAGCAGACATTGAACTAAATCGGAAGATTAGTTTGTTTCAAAAAGCGGTTGAGGCTTATGTGCTTAATCGAACTCTCGAAAACTCTATGGCATTGGCTAAAGCGAAAGCTGAATTATGCAAATTTGCAATGAAGGTGGTGTCATGAGTATTGATGCGACAAATTGGGCATGGAATGCTCCGGTTAAGACTTCACCCCAAAGAGTTATCCTGCTTTCACTTGCTGACCGGGCTGGCGAAGATCATAAGTGCTATCCAAGCAATAAGCGCATTGCTAAAGACACTGTTTTAAATATCAAAACAGTTCAAAAAGTTGTAAATGAGCTTATTGAATTAGGCCTTATTTCAGACACTGGCGAGCGCAAAGGTCACACAAAACAGGTTCGAGTTTTACAGTTGATCGGGGTGAATTCTCGCGAGGATAACAAACCCAATTTTGGTACAGCTGAACAAACCCAAAAACGGAACAATACCAAAATTGGGAACGATACCGATAATGGGTTAGTTAAAGACGGTCAAACGAACCCAAATTTGGAGGGTAACGAACCCAAAAACGGTATCGGTAACGATCCCAAAATTGGGATAGGGAATCTCCCATTGAATCTTTTAATGAACCTCTCTTGCGAACACGACTGGATTCCAGAAGAAAAAACTTTGGTAGAAATTTTGAAAATGAAGGGTCAGCAAAGAAATCTAAAATTGATTTTTGGATTACCTGATTTTGAATTTCAACTCGGTGCATTCAATGCTCACTACGAGTACAAAGAACAAACCGAATCTTCAAAACACTACGCATTCGCAAACTGGATTACAGACAAGTTTGAGCAACACATCAAACGCAACCCTGATTACACTGAAATCCAAAACCATCAAGACAACATCCCAGTTGAACAACCACAAACCCAATTCAAAGGCGTTGCTAAGAAATTTAAGGGGATGGACCAATGATTGAATTATTTTCTATCCCTGTTGAGCAAAGCATCTTGTCTACGTTCATGACGATTGACCAAGCTGCTGATGAGTTTATCTCACAGATCGATGCTCAAGATTTCTTTGCATCACAGCATCAAATCATTTTTGCCCACATTAAAAACCAATTGAGCAAGGGTGAGTCATTTGATGAGGTGACTGTATTTGAATTGATCAAGGCAAATCCTCTAGAGATCAAGCAGATTGACGAGCAGTTCATTGTTAACTTGATGAGCCGTGTAAGCAATGCAAGTTTGTTGGTTACTCATATCAAGAAGCTTAAAGATTTATCTACCCGCAGAAAGCTTCAAGAGACTAGTAAGCTGATCAACTCAATTGCAAATGACTTGGTAACCCATACCGCTGAATCTGCTGTAAGCAAGGCTCAGTCATTAGTTCAAAACTTAGATTTTGGTGCAGGTGAAGACAAGCTTAAACATGCTCATGAGTTCTCTAAGCAAGCTGTGAAAGAGTTCCTTGATCGTCACATGGCAATCCATAACCAAATGCCATATGAAGGCGGTATCAAGACTGGCTTTACAGCATTAGACAACAAGCTTGGTGAAATCAGTAAGGGTGATCTAGTAATCATCGGTGCGCGTCCATCTATGGGTAAAACCACTTTTGCTCAAAACATCGCGGCAGACATGATGATTAACCAGTCTTTGCCGGTTCTATTCATATCAATCGAAATGAAGGGTAGACAGATCGCACAGCGCTTAATTAGCGGCATTGGTGGAGTAGAGCTACGCAAAGTATTAACAGGCCATATCGACCCAAATAGTGACGATACGCAGAAGGTGAATAACGCTGCTCATGTACTTGAAAAAGCGCCTTTGATGATCGATGACAACAATCGTTCAACAGTGGCAACTATCCGCAGATCAGCTAAGAAGGTTCAAGCCAAATACGGGAAGATTGGTGCAATCTTTGTTGATTACATCCAGAAGGTAACACCACTCACCAAAAACAACTTTGGTCGTTCAGACAAGGACATTGGCGAAATCTCTAATGAGCTTAAGCGTATGGCAGGGGACTTTGATTGTCCTGTGATCGCGTTAGCTCAGCTTAACCGTAACTTAGAGAACCGCCCAAACAAACGCCCTGTAAACGCAGATCTAAAAGAATCAGGCGACTTAGAGCAAGACGCAGACATCATCATGTTTATTTACCGCGATGAAGTCTACAACAAGGATTCTAAAGAAGCAGGTACAGCAGAAATTATCATTGGTAAGGCTCGTAATGGCTCAATTGGCACAGTTCGATTAGCTACTGACTTGTCACGCGCAACTTTCGCTGACTTAAGCCCTGAGTATTACCAGTCAATGCAAGAGAGAGGTGCAGCGTGAGCGTACAAGTCCAAGTAACTTCTATTAATCGCCAGAAGATGCAATTCAACGTAGAGGCGATGGTTAAAGCGCTCAAGGGGGAGGGATGAAAGCAATCAAGATCCCGTGTGAGCATGACTTGCTAAGTAAGAACGATGACACTTGGGCTAATGCTGTGATGCGCTGTAAGGGTGGAAGCCCTTACTGTGGCGCAGACGGTTATTGTCACGCTGGCGGCACTTGCTTTGCCGATCAGAAACTCACAAGAGAGCAAGCAATCTTAGAAGTAGACCGCCTAGCTCAAGAACTACATAACTCAAAGATTGAAAACGACAAATTAAGAATTGCAGCTAGTCAACTTGTTAATCAACTTGAATTGGCGAAAGAGCAGAACCTAAAGAGTGGCAATGATCAAAGAGTGTTTGCCTTGAAGTTCTGTATCCATGAAATCAAGAAAGCGATGGGGTAGCTAATGACCACATTCAAAGAGGCTCAACGCATTAGATCAAAACCAGTGGCGCGTTCTAGCGTGCCATTGAAGCATAGACAAGGTATTAGCAAAGGCGAAGCAATGCTTTGCCGTCAGCTTGATGTGATGAAGATTGCTTACGAGCAGGAGTTTAGATTCCATCCTGAAAGACGTTGGAAGGCTGATTTTCGAATCGAGGGCTACCCGATCTTAGTTGAAGTGGAAGGTGGCGCATTCAGCAATGGACGTCACACTCGAGGCGAAGGCTATACAGCAGACTGCGAGAAATACTCAGTTGCAGCTATTCACGGATGGACTGTAATTCGTGGCACTACAAAGCAAGTCCAAAGTGGCTTAGTGCTCAATTGGATTGAAGAAGCAATGAAACGGATGAAGATGGCGTGATTAAGTTACTAAGCAGTGTGTTTTGGTTAGGGTTTTTATTTGGCGCAGGAGTAATGGGCGCTTTGATTAGAATTACAGAGTAAGGGTGACGGTATGAATGCGGCAGTAAATCACATTATGCAAACAACGGACTGGACTAAATACAGTCTTGAAGAATGGCTTTATCAATTTGGGGCTTGGATGTACTCAAATTCTGGAACTTGTGGGAAGAGCATAAACCCGATTGCTGTCGCTATGGATCAGGCTGCTAAAAAACGTAAGCAAGAGGTGAAAGGCAAAGAGCAAATCATGGCAGATTGGCTTTGTTCTGATGACTCAACCATTCCTAAAGGTCGTGGGCGTATAACATGTGAAATTACAGATAATGAAGCGCGTGCAGTTCAACGCCTCATCTTGGATATGCAAGGTCAGTCAGAAGTGTTAGATGAGTGGTTGGATGCTGTAATCAAAAGATACTTCTATAACAACTCTTGGTCAGAAATGGTTGTAACTCAAATGAATCCAGTCGGAGATATGGTTGTTGTCTATTCCCAAAATGATGCTAGAGCAGATGTTAAATGTGGTTTAGCTGCTATTCACTGTCGCTATAGTTTTATTAAATACAAGTAGGTATGGAACTTGACCTTGTACAAGGGATATGGCATATTTATGGTAGAGTGGTGCGAAGTGTAAGTAAGGCATCACTGAATTAGTTGGTAACCCTTGCAATATAGGCAAGAAGGCGAACCTAGATTTAAAAGCTCACTTAATCGTGGGCTTTTTGCTTTTATGCCCTACAAGCTTAGAACATTGGATTCCGATGTGCTGGACTGGATTTCTAGTCGATGCTTAAACGTAGGGCTTTTTTTTTGGAGGTTCACATGCTCCGAATAATTAAGCAGGTCTTTTGCATACATGTTTGGGAATATGAATCCGACATGTTCAATCAGAAAGAATGCAGAAAGTGTAGAAAGATTAAGTGTTTGTAGCCCTGCGATTGCGGGGTTTTCTTTTTTGGGGTCAACATGGACACAATCGAAGCGAAGAAGAACCTAGTCGCAATATGTGCAGAAATAGAAAAGCTTCAAAACCTTTCACGTGGTTTGATGACTGCGAAAGAGATGCTTGATATTGACGCGAAGATTAAGCGGCACAAAGACCAAGTGAAGAACATTAGAAGCAATCTACATGCGTGATGCAAAGCGACTAGCTGCAATAAGGAAGTTGCCATGTGTTATGTGTGGTAGAACGCCAGTAGATGCGGCTCACAGCAATCAAGGTGCACATAACAAGGGCATGGGTTTGAAAGCTTGTGATTCAAAGACAATCCCGCTTTGCAGGCAACACCATATCGAATACGACCAGCTCCTAACAATGACAAGAGAACAAGCGGTTATCTGGTTTGATGCAATGTTAGAAAAAACAGAGCGGATGCTTAATCTTAAAGATGGTGAGGTGTTTTGATGGAAAATAAACCAGAAGATGCAACCCACTTCTTTACTGCATTGGGTGGTCAAACAAGATTCTTCAAAATCGAAAACGGTAATCTAATGTGTTGGTACGAAGAACTAGGCGCTTGGAAATATCCGGCAGCTTCTAATTGGCTTATGAAGAATATAAAGGTGATTCCATGAGTAGTAGAAAAATTAGATCAGAACTCAAGAAGAAAGGAATTCCAGCTGAAGTTCATTGGGAATACATGTCTGATTGTTATGGCGGTGGTGGTGCTTACTTTATTGACATCGATACTGACACCGAAAACAAACTCTTGGATGCAGATCCTGAATGTGAGCCACAGCTTGATGTTGGGTATGCAGAAAGCCTTGAAGAAGCATTAGAGTTCATAGACCAGTTGCCTTCATTGAAATTAGTTTTTTAAGCCACCCTCGGGTGGTTTTTTATTGCGAGGTCAAAATGGAACCACGATTCGTCATCAAAAACCATTCTGACATCAACTATGTAATTGGCTATCTCAATAATAATCATGCAAAGGCGGCTAACGAAGGGAAGCCGTTAGTCGTACTGATTGCACCACAAGTAACCGATAGGACAAAGGCCCAAAACCGTTTGTACTGGATGTGGCTTAATCAATGGGCTAAGAAGCAGGGAACAGATAAAGACTATGAACATCTGTTCTTCAAAAAGAACTTCCTATCCAAAATCTATGATCGTGATGACGTTGGACAATACAAGAAAACATTCAGGGCTGTTAGAGAGTTGAAGGATTCTAAGCATCCACTCTATCAAGACGTAGCAAACGGCTTATGTGAGCTAATGAGCACTACAGATGCAAGCACAGCTCAATTCACTGAATACCTTAACGACATTCACGCATTCTGCAACAAACAAGGGTGTTACTTGGAAACGCCTGATGATCTTAAGTGGTGTTATCAAAATGAGCAGTGAACCAAATTTACAAGATGTAGTGCTTAAGCTGATAGAGCAAAACAATAAGCTGATTGAACAGAATAGCTTGATCGTCCAAATCAATGCAGAACAATCTGCTCAGTTATCCGAAGTTCTATTAATGCTTGAAGATAGTGAACCAGCACAACGGTCAGGATCACTAGATGGGTGATGTTATGAATTTCGATATAGAGCAAATGAGGATTAATAACGATGCCTAGAATAGTTTCAGTCATTCCACCTAAGGATGAATCCAACATTACTAAAGCACAGGGTACAAAAATATTGCTTGATAATGGCGAGTACCTACGATGTGTCCACAAAATCACTTTAGTAGCAGAAGCTGATTCGCCGTGGAAAGCTATCATTGAAGTGTACCCACAAAATCAAGAGCAAATTGATGCAGTATTAGCTGATCTTGAGGTGGTTAAGCGCTACGAGGCGAGTAACCGATTAGCTGAAATAAAGGAAGAGATGCAAAAACTTCAAGATGAGAAAGCATTTCTTGAGCAAGAGTATGGTTCGCCAAAGACGGGTGTTTGGACTGATGGCGTGGACTAAGAGCCTGTAAATTATTTTGTGTAAGTTCCATTTTTTATAAATGATCTTTTAATCGATCATCGAACTGAATCGTAAACCAATTCATTGCTAAACGCCAATTTTGAATTGGCATGGTCCATTTTTTAGCAGCATTTGAAGTTGCTAAATAAATGACCTTTTTCACTGAATCATCAGAAGAGAAGATCTTTCTCTTTTTAGTTGAATGGCGGATCACACTATTCAATGATTCAATTGCATTTGTTGTATAAATCGCATGACTTATTTCAGCAGGATAGCTAAAGATCGTTCGGATATTTTCCCAATTGGCCCGCCAGGATTCTCCAATTTTGGGATACTGGTGATTCCATTGATCACAGAAGATGTCTAGGGATTTTAAAGCATTTTCCTCTGTACTTGCCTGATAAATCGCTTTCAGACCCGACGTAACAGCTTTGTAGTC